GGCGCCGAGTTCATCGACTTGCTTGCGCAGGTCGGCGATCTGGGTTTCGTACCGGCCGGTGACTTCCGCGACTTTGGTGTCCAGGAGGGTTTGGATGTCCTGGGCGGTGAGGGGTGCGGAAGCCGGCTGGAGTTCGGTGAAGGCGGCTTTGACGGCCGCGGTGATGTCGCTGGCGCGCATCTTGCCGTCCTTTTTCTTAGCGGGCCCGTCTGGCGGGTCCTGGTGGGCGGCGGGGGTGCCGTCGTCTGAGGTGGCTTTGACGGTGGCGATGCCGCCCATGTTCGCTGGGGGTTTCTTCGTGGACGGGGTGCTGTCCGCGCCGAGGTTGAGGGGCATGGGGGCTTTGGTGGGTGCCATGGGGCAGGCGCCGGCGAAGGTGGAGGCGATGTGGTCGTGGAGGGACCGCATCGCGTCGGCTGCCATTTGCTGTTCGGCGGTGGTGTAGTACTCGTGCCCGGAGTGGCCCGCGCCGGCTGGCATGTTCGGGGAGTGGTCGCCGGGTGAGGGAGCGGCGTGGCCGCCTGTGAGGTAGCCCCGCTGGTAGTCCTGTGGTTCCGGGGTCCGGGTGGACGGTGGAATGTCAGGGTGCTCGGCGCCGGGGGCGTTTTCGCGGGCGTGGCCGGTGGACAGGTAGCCGCGGTGGAACTGTGACGGGGACCGGGGGTCGGCGGGGCGGATCCGGATGTTCGGGTACTGGTCGGTCATCGCTTTGGCCATGAGTGCCCGGGCGTCGGTGACCGCGTCCGCGTCCAAGCCGAGGAGGGTTTCGGCGGTCGCGGCGAGATCGGCGAGGCCGGCGCCTTTGCGGGTTTCCCCGGCGGCGAGACGTGCCTGGGCCTGGTCGGCGAACCACTTGGGGGACACCGCGTCGGTGACTTTCACCAGGGACGGGTACGAGTCGGTGACGTCTTTGACGGCGTACGCGGCGCAGAGGGCGTCGTGCATGCGCAGGACGGTGTAGGGGACGTCTTTCATGGTGAGCGCGGACACTGAGGCGGGGACCTTGTCGGGGGTGGAGTCACGGTCGGTGGGCAGCCCGGCGTCCGGTTCGAGTTGCTCGACGGTGGAGGACCCGTCTGGTTCCCGGTGCGCCCCCGCGGGGTGGGTGTCCGCGGGGAGGCCGCGTTCCTTCCCGACGTCGTCCAGGCCGGCGATGGCGCGTGCTTCGGCGATGAGCTGGTCCGCGGCTGCGCGGGACAGCAGCCCGGCGGCGACGGTCTTCTCCAGGGTTTCGACGGTGGCGTCCAGGGCGGCTTTGCGGGCTTTCTTCCCCGGCTTGACGTACCCCTTGCCTTTGCATTTCGGGCAGTCCATGCCGCCGTCGCGGATCTTCTTGGACCCGCCGCAGGTGGGGCATTTGACCATGCCTTCAGGCATGGTCTCGTCGCCTGCGGCGCTTTTGAGCGCCTTGGCGTGCTCGGCGACGGTCGCGTCGCTGTCTACGTCAACACCCATGCTGCGGGCCCGGGACAGGATCTTGCGGGCGGCCTTCTTCTTGTCCTCGGCGGTCTCGAAATGCTGCTGGGCGAACCGGCCGAGGGCGCTGTGGACGTGACCTTTGTCGTGGACCGGCAGGTGGCCTTCACCTTTGGAGTCCACATACGCAAAGTCGGACTGGGGGATGTTGTGGCGCTGCTCAGCGGTTAGTTTCGACTTCTCGGCGTCGCTGTCACCCATCTCCTCCCCATCGTCGTCCTTGTCGTCGTCAGGGTCGGATTTCATGCCCGCACCAACCCCGGTGGCCGCAGCGGACGGTGGTGGGGGCGCGGCGCTGCCCATGCCCATGGCTTTGGTGATCCACTGGTCGCGGCCTTCGGGGGACCCGTCGAGGCCTTCGTCTTTCCCGGTGCGGTTCCACTTGTCCCACGCGGCGCGGGCTTTGAGGACGTCGGTGGGGTCTACCGCGTCTTTGACCGACGGTTCGGCTGCCCGGTGTTCGCGGAGTGCCTGCTGGTAGGCGGCGGAGGCTTTTTCCAGCGCCTCCTTGCCGGCCGTCTCCGTGTCCGCGGCGGGTTCCGGGGTGCCCCCGGTTCCCTCCTGAGCGGTTTTGGTGGCGTCTTCCACGGGGGCCGCACCCTCGTTGTTCACGCCCGGGCCCGGGCCGGCCTGGTTCGTGGCGTCCGCCATGACGGAACCCCCTGTAGGTGTGTTGCCGGTGCTTTTGAGCAGCAGGATGGGGAATCCGTTCGCTGGGGTTTCGACTCCGTCTACGCGTTCGGGGTCGATTTTCACCAGTTCGGTGATTCCGGTGAGGTCTTTGAAGGTGTCGTCCTGGTGGATGACGTCTTCTTCGTCGTCTTCGATTGTTGGCACGGGGGGGATGGCCAGTGGGGTGGTTTGGGACACGGTGCCTACCTCCTCAGCCGGCGCAAAGACTCAGGTGAAGGGGCCCGGCGGACTGCTTTTCCTTGCATGGATACGCCGTTGATGCGGCCGGCGAGGATGTCTTTCCACGCGAGTTCCGACCATTGGATTCCGACTAGCCAGTCCCCGGCTTTGATGATCTGGGTGGTTCCGTCTTTGGCGGTGATCGTCCAGTCAGGTCCACGGTAAACGTATGACTCGACTACGCGACCGGCGCCTTCGGTTCCGTTGGCGTGCCACAACCCGACTTCGGGTGATTTGGTGAGGTAGTTCCACGCGGCTTCTTCGGTGGCTTCGTCGCCAGCGAAGTCCCGGTACCCGTCGGCGGCGATCGTGGTGTCCGGCTTGAACGCGGGGTAGGCGACGTGGAGGGTGAACCGGCGTTCGGGTGCGGTTTTGATGAGCCGGCCGGCGATGGTTGTGCCGTCCCACTCGGGTGGGAGGGTTTTGGTGGTGCCGCCGTCGATGATTACCCGTTTGCCGTTGCCGTCTTCCACGGTGACACGCATGCCAGCCTCCCCTTTTCGTGGTTTGGCGGGTGGGGGGTGGCGGGTGGTGTTATGGTGCCGGGTACGTGCTCACCGGCAGCAGCTCGTGGGCCTTTCTGGGAAGCACCCCTTCACCTCAACCGGGGGTGCTTCCCAGTTCCATGTCACGGGCCGGCTGGCGGCGGTGCGGTGTTGGCCCCGGTGTTGACGGTGGCGTTGACCTGAATGGACGCGGTGGGGCCTGCGCCGACCTCGACAGTGATGACGTCTGGCTGCAGGTTCGGTGCGGCCGGGTCGGTCACGGTGATGTTCACGGTGCCTTCGCCCACGGGGGTGCCGGTGGCGGTGTTCCCGTCGACGGCCAGGGACAGCACGGCGCCGTTGTCGTCGGCGGTGAACTGGAGCACGTCCGAGGTGGGGTCGCCGTGGTCGTCCTGCGGGGCGGCTGCGAGGGTGACCGTGTCGTCCATGGTCATCTGGGTGGCCATTGATCCTCCATGTGGAATGGTTGCCGAGGTGGTGTGACCGTGCTGGTCGGTGATGGTGACGGTGGTGGTGAACCGGGCGGACGGGTGGGCGACCAGCCACGCGAACCAAAGCCGCGCCCAGTTGAGGGCGTCGTTTTGGGGGGTGAGGCTGACGTCGCGGAAGTCGGCTGCTGACTTGACCGCCAGGCGGGCTGCCTCAATGCGTTTCAGGTCGGTCAGCACGTGATCGGCCCCCTTCTGGTTTCTTAATTTCCGTGGGGGGGTGCGCGGTCAGGTGTTCGGGCTGAGGCCCAGCCAGTACCGGGCGTTCCGCCACGACGGGAAATCTCGTACTTGTGCCCGTTGCACGGATGGCGTGTAAGGCCGCTGGGGTGACCACACGCTGATCCCGGGGCGGGCGACGGTGATTTGCACGGCGGGGTTGTCGTCAATGAGCACGGCGGGTGTGAGCGGCCCGTACCGTGTGGTCATCCACCCGGGTTTGCCGCCGTGGCCGATGGCGTTCACAGGCACGGGTGGGGCGCCCCAGCCGGTGAGCCATTCGCGGGTGGTTTCTTCCAGGTCCGGGTGGCGTTCGGTGGTGATCTGGCAGGGCCAGCCCGCGTTATAGGCGTCTATTAGGGTGTCTAGTGCCCGGAAGTCGGGGGCGAGGGTGTGCATGAACGCCGGGTTGCGTAGGAGCGCGCCAGCCCAGGTGCCTTGTTCGGGGGGGAGCCGGTGGATGAGGAACGTGCCGGGGAAGAACGCCTGCGACTCAGGCCGGTAGGTGGTGCCGAACTGGGAGTTCAGTGCCGCGCACAGGCCTTCGGAGGTGAACGCGAGGATCCCGTCAACGTCCCAGATGAGAGCGGGCCGGGTGGTGAGGGGAGCGTCGGTGGGGGGCCAGCCGGGTTCGGTGGCGGCGAGCATTGTGGCTGGGATGTTCCACGCGGCTTCCATGACGGGGATGCCGGAGGCGGACGCGGCGCGGGTGAGGTCTTTTAGTGTGAGGTGTGCTTTGTCCCCGTGCGCATCCCTCGGAGAAAGGCATCCGCAGTCTAGGCACACCCGCTACTCCCCTTCAGGGGTGGGGTCTCTTGTGCAGAAGAACGGCAGGGTGTAGAAGTGCCCCGGGTATCCGATGGACATCTGTCCGGAGTTGACGAGGTCGATGAATTCGCGGCGCTGGCTTTCACTCAGATGCTGGTAGTAGAATTTGGCTTCCTGGCCGTGCCCGGCCATAAGCGGCTTGTGGTGTTCCGCCCACTCTTTTTCTAGGTCCGCGGTGATCTGCTCCGGGGTTTTCCCATCCCGTGCCCCGAGGGTGCGGACCGCCTGGGCAGGGCCATACTGGGCAGTCATCCACTGTTGCTTGCGAGCCGACTTTTCTTCGGCCGTGAGAGGCTTCCCGAGGTAGGCCTTGTAGCTCTTGTCAGTGGGGGTGACGATCCAGCCTTCCCGGACTAGTTCCATGAACCGGTCCGGGTGCAGGGAGCCGCAGAAAGAGCAGGAGAGGCCGACTGTTTCTTGGCCGGCCAGCCCGCCTTGGGCATCCCACTGGTCAAGGTTCTCTTCCCGTTCCCACGGGCCCCAGCCGGTCATGCGCCGCGGGCATGTTTGCCGAAAACTCACCAATGGCTTTTCAACGCCTGCCATCTCGGTCATGACCCGGCTCCCCACTCTGGTGTTCCATCACCACCGCCAGCAAAGACTCGGCCCATTCCGAGCGGGTTCCGGGAACCACTGAAACGCTCGTTGGCTTCTTTTGTGCGCTGGATTTGAAAGTCGATGGGGAGGCCGGTACGTTCGCTCAGGTAAGCACTGATAGCTAGGCACAGTAGTTCCCACCGTTCGCGCGTTGGGCAGACAGCAGCGAATTCGTCTTCGTCAAGAATCAGGCGGACGTCAACGTCGCGGTACCCGCCTGTACCGCCGATGCCGGCTGAACCAACTAGATAAGGCGGTCCGCCGTTAAACGCCCGGCTAACGAGACGGCAGGCGGCGTCAAGATTGTAGAGTTCGACGGTCGTCAGGGAATCGGTGCGGGGGTTGCCGTTCACGCGTCTCAACTTGTGCCTCCACGAGGTTTCGGTGGCGCGCTGGGAACTGGGGCGCACCGGCACCGTGGGTGCGCCGGCGGATACCGGTCCCCACTGGGGAAGCGTTGGCCTAGCCGGATCGGGCTGGCTTTCTGGTTTCCCAGGCAGCGGGGACATACCAAGCCGTCGTTGCGTGTCTGCCATTTGACCCACTGGACGCCTGCTAGCTGGTAGGCGCGGAACGCCGCCCACCCTGACGCCCATGTCGTTTCTGTCTGTGTGACCAGCAACGCCGACCCGGGGCTGCTGAGGATGTCACCCAACTGCTGGGCGAGCTGGTCCACCGTGGCGCCGTCGTGGCGGGCGGCGAGGAGGGCCCGTTCGGCGCGGGACACGCGGGTTTGGACCATGCCGTCCAGGCGGTGTTTGCCTTCGCGGATCAGGTCTTCCAGCGCGGCCACGTCGGAGTCGATGGTGCCGAGGCCGAGGACGGCGATGGCGGACGCCCACCCGAGGTCCCACGCCGCGGCCCAGAGGACAGCGAGGAGAGACGCGAGGACCGCGTAGATCGCGGCGGTGACCCCCGCAGTGTTGAGGTACTGACGGGGGGCAGGCTGCTGACGCTGCTGGCGACCTGGCTGCTGAGTGGCTTTGGCGGTTGTGCCGTACTCGTCCAGCCAGCCTTGGGCGAGAAGTGTCGCGTTGATGGCCGCGCCGAGCCTGGACGCCAACTGCTGGGCGTGTTCGGCGGCTAGTTGCTGGTCACGGAACCAGCCGGGCCACAACTGGTTTCGCGGCCAATGGGAGGCAGGCAACGGGAGCTACCTCCCGGCGCTAGTCAGTTTCCGGCGGGAAGTGCGTAGTTGTACGTGGTAGCGGCACCTGCACAGGCCGTCGTCGTTTGCACGTTCCCCGTAGTGGTGCCATACGTGACAGTCCAGGTCGGCTGGTACCACGGCACTGGGGCTGCAGCCTGGGTCTGCCAAATGGGCTGGACGCATACATGCGCGCAGTGGCATCCATGGCAAGTTGGCTTGGCTTGCTCGGCGCGCAAGGCCGAGACCTCCGCTTGAAGATCGCGGATGGTTTCGGTGAGCGTGGCTGCATCCTCACGCAGCTTGGTACTGTCGGCCACAGGAAGCTCCCGTTGGTATGTAGAGAAATGGAAGTCTGATGTGAAACCGCATTGTGCGACTTGTCAGTGTGAACCCAAGACTGGCTGGGACCTGACGGTCTACCCACCGAACGAAATCTTGTACGGCCGCTGCGGGACATGCGGCGAGGTTAGGTGGGGCACCGAGAAGTATTCACTCCGGTGGCGGGAGGAGAAGAGTGCGCGCCACTGTGGCTGCTGTACGCATTCCCATGATCTCGCGCCTGGCGGCCATCATATTAGCGAGCGCGGCACCCGGGGGACTAAGTCTTAGTGTGGCTCATTTTAAGCCGTTCCCATTCGCGCAAGGCACGCTGGGCCGCCGCCTGGACTTCCGGTGTAACGCGGACCTTTCCTCCAAAGGCGTGCCCGGCGGCCCATGCTTTGACCGACGCGACAGCCATTGCGATGGCTGACTGTTCCCCATGTCCTTCCCGCATCAGTGCATGGGCGGTGTTCTGCATGTAGGCGGGCAACTGCTGGACACTCCCGACGTGGACGTCTGGGGTGTGCCAAAGCGACTCGTGACCGACCGGGTTATGGACGGTGGACACGTAGGGTGTGCGTTCTGATTTTCCCACCGCCGGGCCGAGGGGGAACCGGCGCACTTCGCCGTGCCCGCGGTGAACGGACAGGTGGGTGAACGTCACCGGGGCCGGGGCAGTCCACTCAGGCAGCGGGTCACCTTCGTCGGCGTAAGCGAGGGTGACGTGTGGTTTCCAGTCGGAGTATTCACTGGCAGACAGGTCTTCCAATGCTTCGCGCAGCACGTCCGCGCCGGGCAGGTGGGCGTGGAGGAACACCGGCACTTTGCCGTCGCTGGAATCGCTGGGCGGGAACGTGCCAACAGGGCCGAGCATCCCCGTCAGCGGACCCGAGACCATGCCCGCTGCGGCGGCTGCGCGGTCGCAGGCGCGAGCGTACGCGTCGTCGTCCACGTCCGGGCCCAGGTACACAACCGTCACATGATGGTCGTCCACACCACCGGGGAGAGGTTTGATGGTGCCTTCAGGCACGTCCAGGGAGATCATGCCCGAGCGGGGGTTCAGGCTGTACCCGGCGGTGGCTTTCGCTGCGGGGGTTTCAGGATCCCACCGGTCGCACACCCCGGCCGCGCGAATGAGGCCTTCCACCAGGGTGCAGGACCCGCTGGCGGGGGTGCCGCCGGGCCGGTACATGGAACAGGTGCCGCACCGTCGGCCGAGTGTGTCGGCGTCCCGGTAATTCACCGTCTTCTTGGGAACTTTCCCTGCCTTGTTCATCGGGTCGTGTCCCTGCCGGGCCTGGGACGAATGTGTCACCGACCAGCGTTCATCCCCGGCGCGGACAGTCCCGACGTAGGCGCGGATCACGTCGTGTTTCGCGGCACGGGCTCCGAGGACACGGTGGTGGCCGTCCACGATCCGCAGTTTCGCCTTGTTGGGGATCTGCACCATGACCGGCGGGTCAATAGGCTGCCCGGTGTGGACGAGGTGGGAGAAATGTTTCACCTTGTCCTGCTGGTGGTGCGCTGACCAGGATGTTTCGTCATCGAAATCAATGTCGGTGAACGGGACGTCCGCAGATGTCCAGGTGGCGTCTTTCACCCACGCGGTGGCGTGTGACGGGAATTTTTCCGCCATCATCCGCCGTACCACTTTGGCTTTCACCGGCTGCCCGTCCTCAATGGGAACGGGCATGTTCTCACCTTTGGTGAGGGTTTTGCTGCCCCGGGCGCGGCGCACCGCGGTGAACGACTCAGCGAACCCTGGGTGCATCCCCGGGTGGGAGCCGATTTCCGCGGCGGTCATCCACGCCCAGCCGCCGGTTTCGTGGGCGGTGGACCCGTCCACGGACGGCTGGAACATCGCCGGCGAATCCACAGCCACCGAGTAGTAGACCCACCCGTCGTGGTCGTCTGTCACAGTGTGGGTGGGGCGCAAGGTGGGGAGGACGCCGAGTTCTTCGGTGGCTTCCCGGATCGCACCCATCTCCGGCATTTCACCTTCGTGGAGTGCCCCACCGGGGATCCCCCACGTCCCAGGGTGGTCAGAGTTCTCGCCGCGTTTGTGCAGCAGGTACCGCCACCGCCCGTCGGCGCCTTTCGCGCGGATCAGCAGCCCCGCGGCACCGTAACGTCCCCAGTGTTTGTGGCCACGGCCGCAGGTGACATGCCCCTCCGCGGCTTTGCCGACCCGGGTTTCCCGCAGCAACGGCCTCGCGGCAGCGCACGCCTCGTCAGCGGACATGCCTTTGGCCATGTGCTCGGCGACCTGGGACAGCAGCCGCGGAGGGATGAAGCGGGGCTGCCACGCCGTGACCGGCTCCCCCCGGCGCAGGTGGGAACGCAGCAGCCCCAGCTCGCGTGCCGCTTTCGCCGACAACCCGAGGTCGGCGTCTGGCACGTCTTTGGCCGCGAGAACCGCTGTTGGCTCGATCGCGGGTGGCTCATCCCCGAGAAGTGCCGCCTCGATGACCTCCCGTGTGGTCGTCGCCTTGCGGGTCCGCTGGGCGGCGCGCTGCCCGTCCACCGCCGCCCGGGCCGCGGCGACCGGGCCGGTGCTGCCGCGGGCACCGGAATGCGCGGGGGTGCCGGTGCTGCCGGTGCGGTTCTGGGTGGTGGTGACCTGGCGGGCCTGTTCGCGGCGCTGCCCGGTGGACATGCGGTTCCGCGGCACCGTCGGCGCGGGTGACGGCGACCCGGCACCCGGGTCGCCCATGGGCACGGTCAGCGTGGACGACATGCCCGAACCCCGGCCCGGGCCGCCGGGACCCGGGGAACCACCCAAAGGCTGCGCGGTCGCTTCGGTGACCCCCGTAAGGGGGACAAGGCCACCCCATTGGGTTGCCCAGCCGGGGTCCGAGGTGATCGGCAGCCCCCACGGTTCACGGCCGAGTTCCAGCCGGGCCTCGTCAATGGACGCGAGACCGGCGCCGACCTGCTCGACCAGGGCAGGGGTGATTTCGCTGATGTTCTGCTCGTCGGAGAGGCCTTCGAACACCCACTCCATGTCCAGTTGGCCGCAGACGTCCTGGATGATGGTGTCGAAAATCGTGGACTTGAAAAACAGCAGCGTGGGGATAGTGGATTTGCGCTGCCACAGGTCCATTTTCGCGGTCGCCAACTGGCGGGCCGCACCCGACGACGACGCCGCCGCGACCGACACCTGCGCCTGGATGCCCAGTTCGAACGGCATTACATCGAAACCCATGGTCGTCTGGGTTTGCACCAGCAGATCGAAGTCGTCGGCGAGGGTTGTGGACTTCTGCGGGTCTACCTTGCTCCCGCCGGGGAGCACGATAATTTTGTGTTTCCACGCGACATCCCCGGCGATACCATTTAGGGCGTCTTGAAGTTCACGCAACTGGCTGGCGGTCATCGCTGTGTCCCCAGGGGACACGTAAATCGCCGGAACTGATCCTTCTTTGTAAAAGTCAAGTTGCCAGTTTTGCTTGTTCAAGCCCATCATCACCGGGATCAGGGCGCCCTCGATGGGGGCGAACCCGTACGGTGACCACACCCGCTGCGTGAACGGCAAGTACATCAACTGGTCACCGCGGTATTCCGCGACCAGTTCTTCCTGGTCGTCGCCGATGCTTTCTTCCGCTTCGCGGATCAAAGTCATCAGGTCCACGCGGGGGACACCGTACTCGAACGCCTGGAACGCCGGGTTCGGTGGCGCGGGACGGCCGCCACGCACATCCACAAGGGGTTTCACCGTGGACCCGTCGATCAGGTCGAGCGCGGCGACGCTGGTGCCGAGGAGGCCTTTGCCTTTTACCCGGGACGGGTGCACGTACAAGGAGATCGCGTCGGTGACGAAGAATTCTTCCAGGATTGCGTTGAACCAGGATGTGAAGTCGGCGTAGTTCGGGTCCGGGCGGCGGAAAAACTTGACCAGTTTCGCGCGGCGGGCCGCGAAATCCACCATCGCCTTGTGGTCGCCGCGCATCGCCTTAGCGGCCTGCCGGGTCGGGGCGATGTCCCACCCGACGCCACGCAGCTCGTTTTTCCGCAGCGTGATCGCGGACCTGGCCACCGAATACAGGTCACACAGGGTGCGCAGCGTCCCGAAGTCGGCGTATTTGCCGATGCCCTCAGTTCCGGGCATTCCCATCGGCATGTTCCAGCCGACAGAGTACGGGTAACGGCGGGGCTCCGGCCGCTGTTCACCCGGCGGCGGAATGTCAATCGGGACCGGCTCGATGGGTGCCAGTGGCCCGAACATGCCGGATAGGAACGTGGACCAGTCCCGTGGCAGGGATGCGTTCGTCCCCTGCGAACGGCCGCCCGCGTACGGGCCCCAGTCGTTGTAAGAAGCGACCAGCGGGGAGGGGCCGGGGCCGAGGTAAGGTGCGGGGGCGTTCCCGAACCCGCCCGTGGAGGGGGCCGGGGCGACGGCTTTGAGGGCACGCATCACAGCCCGGGTGTTCGCCGCCACGAACTCACCCCCCGGTCAGTGGCATGGGTGAGAAACAGCGCAGGCGAGCGGGTTCCCGGGCAGCAAAAAAGAGCGCCTGCCGCTCAGTGCGGACAG